TTGTGTGAAAGTAAATTTGATTTAATGAAAAAACCCCTGACTAAATTTTAACAAAGCATAAACTGAAAACCAAAATTGTTCTTTTGTCTAAGAATATGATACACCAGAGAGCCACAGCTATCTATTTATCGAACAAAATTTGTTGTAGAGGAGATATAATAATGGAACATTCACAGCAATTAAAAGAAGTGTCTGATGAAGAGTATGTAGGAAACAAAGTATTTTATATTAGTAAATTTGGAACATTAGCGGCAGCAAAGTGTATTAGACAAGATGAAGAAGTTTTATATTTAGAAAACGGTAGAATTATAACTTTATTTGATTTAGAAATTACTGATAATTGTATGCATAGTAGTGTTATCACCAATTTATGAAATAATGAATCACCAGATAATTATAAAAAATATCATAAAAAAGTGTACAGAAAGGTAGAATGTAAATATAAAAAAGCTAAGAGGTAATCTCTTAGCTTGAAAATTATTGTAGGAAATTATTTCTTTCGTTGTCTTTTTGCCCTACTACTTTGGTTAGCTTTGTTATATCTAGTATTTTGTGTAACGGCTAAATACTCCCATAAAGCACGATGAATTTGAATAGGTTGCATTAAATCAAGAGAATCATCTCCCCTAAATGCGAATCGAACACGTTCATTTCCGTTGCCAATAATTCCAATTTTAAAACAATCATTTAAAATTGGTCCAATCATTTTTTTATTCAATAGTTTATTTATTTCAGGATAAAGTTCTTTTAATCCATCCACTCGACCTTTTAATTCCGTTAAACTCAAAGGGCTACTAATTCCTTGGAAAATTTGTTTAATTCCTGTAATTTCATCTGTTGTGTATCGTGCCCTTAACTCTTCAATAGATTCGGTCCAACTTTTAATTGAATATTGTTTTTTTGTAGAATTAAAAACAGTTTTATTAAATCTTCTATGTCTAGAATTTGATTCTTGCGCTAAAGTAAGTAACCTAACAATATCACGAGGTCGATACCATGTTCTTTCAAGTATATACTTTTTTGTATCAATACTTCCTATATTGTAATCAAAATAATCATCGAAGATTTCTTTATCAGAACGGACTTTATATATTCCTAATGCTTTTTCGTTTGAAATTAAACGTTTGATAATTATTTGAATTAGAGGATTATCATAAGAATCAGCTTGAGTATAGTGCCAATGAATTTCTGTTCCAAAATCTTCTACAATTTTGTTTAGCTCTTCCCCAGTAGTTTCAATTGCTGTCATTACTTCTAATCTAATAGAGGCGATAAAGTAGACTTGAAACTTCTTCTGGCGTGAAATGGAATTTATGTGATTTAATGCTAATATTAGATCTTTAATTAGTTCTAGATCCCTTTTATACTGTTTTGAATTCATTAACGATAATTCTAGTTCATCTAATAGAATATAAATTCTGCCGTTATCAGGAATTAATTCGCTAAAATATTGATTAGCTTGGTTTATAATTTGCTCGAATTTAATTTTGTATTCGTGGGCATTTTCCCACTCTAACTCTATACCCAGTTTGGCAGCAGCAATCTTAAAATCTGCATTTAGCTCTAATAGACCTTTTTTAGCTGATGGAAATAACTTTCGTATAAAGGAAGTTGGTTTTTCCACTTCCACGACAGAATTGATCAATGTAATATATCGGTTCCAATTTTTATCCTTTTTAAAAATTGGATAAAATGATTTTTCCGCCAAGTCAATAATGGATCTATGTAATAGCCACATCCATACAGTCTTTTTATTATTAAATGAATTAAAATTAGTTTCATTATCAACAATTGAGATATTAGATGTCTTATGAAATGATTGTCTATCTGATTCATCAAAGTCACTCTTAAATAGAATAAATGTACTTTCAGCACTGAATTCATCTTTAACTTTGTTGTCCAGATATCTAAGTAAAGCTGTTTTACCAGTACCTTTTAGACCCGTTAAGAGAAATTTTTTCCCTTCAAAGTAGTCATCCAATCGGATATTTTTGGGAATAATAAAAGAATCCATAAAGCGACTAACATCACTTTGTTCTGCAGAAATCAATTCGTGTTTAGCATCAGTTTTACCAAAAAATATATCACCTATTAGTGGCCTTTGCCTTTCGACTGTAACTGTCATATTTTGCACTCCTTTGTATCATTTGTAACATTATACCTTGGAATATTCAGTAATATAAAGTATTATTTTCTTTATATTTTAGTTATTTGTAGTCAAAAGTATTATTTTTACTGATTAATAACAGTAGTTAAAGATCATTATAGCTATGACTATTTACGGCGATTCTACTATAAAAATCAGAGGAGAATTTTGTATGGTAAAGACATTGCACAAGAAAATGTAATGTAACAATTTCCATAGAAGGAGTGCTGACTTTGAGTAAAATTAATCTGGAAATTCTCCAAAGGTTAAAGCGCTAGTTTTGTTATACGAAGCTTAAGATCAATAAAAGCCTTTACGGAAAATACCGGAGGCACTAACAGACAGGTTAATGACCTATCTATTAGTGCCTCTTCTTATTTTGTAAATATAATCAGATTAAGTTCAAACGAAACGAGAGCATTTAGAATGAAAAATAGAGCGATTAAAATATCGCTCTAAAAAACTCATAAAATCCCATATTCATTGGGATAGCCCAAATAAAGAATCCAAGGAGGGCAATTGGACCAAGCAAAAAGTTGTAAACCTTCTTTGGCAAAATACTGCCCAATAGGACTTTATAAATAAATGCGCATCCTATCATTACAACTGGCAGTAAGATCAGTGGTGGTATAAAAAACCACAGACTTCCCGCACTCGATATATCTGTAAATATGTCCATTGAATTACCTCATTATGTATTTTGTGTAAATTATAACATAGAAAAAGCCGCAGCGTTTGCAGACGCTACAGCTTAGAATTGGTTATGCCCTTTGACGGTACTAACTTCTCCATTATATCACAACCTAGGAGGGCAAACCTATGTTAACAGGGCAAACAGTAAAAGAAGTATGGTCAGAGGCAGACATTGATTATCTAGTGAAAAACTATCGTTTTTGGAAGAAAGAAATCAATCGGTTAGAAAGAGTATTATATGGTGGTTCAAGTTCAATGGGATCATGGGGCGTAGCACAGTATGGAATAGATGCAGCAATGCCGAAAGGTAGCTCGATTCGTAGTGCAGAAGAACTCAAGAGAATGGATGTACGTGAACGTGGTCAATTAGCTCGATTAGAAAAGCTTCGTACTTATGTATATGCATTAGAGGTGGCTTACAACCTTATTGAGGACGAACAGCTTACTACAATTTATGATTGCTTATTGGAAGGAATGACGTACAGACAGATCGCTGAACATCTATCAGCTTCAAAGGATTATGTACGCTTAAAGAAACAAATCATTTTTAGCCAAATTAGCCAAAATAGCCAAGTAAGTACGATTTTGACTTACGAAAAATTTGCGGTGTAAAATGGAGGGGAGGTCGGACAGGTAAATGTTTCTTCACTTGGTATTTATACAAACCTAAATATTAGGGAAAGACAGACCGACGACCGACCTGCGCTGAACAAACTTGTTCGGAGCATAACATACACGGCCGGCCCATATTTTTTAAGAGATTAGGTATCTTAATTAATATAAAAGGCTAAAAACGCTAAAGTTCCATATCATATTGGGCATAATTCTCTTTTTACATGAAACCACTCAAAATTTATGAGTGGTTTTTTCTATTGAAAAAAGAGAGTTGTTCAATTATTTACAAGGAGGAATCAAAGTGTAGTTCAACAAAGCAGGATCATACAAAAAATATTTCATGAGGTGAAGAAAACATGACAACAATTAGTACATTAACTGAGGCAACAAGATTTTTTAACGAACAATTCCCTGAAGGAAGTCAATATAAACCGATGTACTCAAGAGTTCAGGTTATTCGAGATGGCATAGAGGCAAATGGCACAAAACTAGAACCATATCTTCGATTTCAACGTTTAGGAAATCAACTACAATTTCTAGCAAGTTTATATGACAAATCTTCTGATACTACACTAAAAAATAATGTGAAGAGTGCAATCCTTGCTACATTAACAGGGCTGGAAAGTTTAAAAAACACAGATGGACAGTCACTACTTTCAACTAATGCTGGTCTAGGTGCTGCACCGGCAGGTGGAATTGTTTTAGCTGGTTTAGTTATGGCTCGTAAAGGTGTTTATTACAGTTTAGGGACAGCTGATCAAAGTCGAGTGGCTTCAGCTACAATTTCAATGGCAAATCAAATTGCAACTTGGATTGATAGTTCTTCAAATCCAAACTATACAGCTTTAGATTTAGCGGTTAATAGTTGGAGAAATCAAAAGTACGGAAATTTTGCTCTTAATGGACCTATCCTACATGCAGGTGGCTTAGCGTTATATTCTGATTTAATTACAACACATACTTCCGCATCACAGTATCCAAAGTATAATGCTTTATATAAATTTGGTACTTATGTTTTCGATAAATGTGCAACTCTTGATGCTACTGGTACTAAAGCATCGATTGCTATCGGGGGTGCTAATACTCCTCCAAAATACGGTCGTAAGTTTTTCCCGTCATCAGGCTATAATGGCTATGTTGGAATGGGTCTAGCATGGTTAGCTCACGGTATTGTTTACACAGGGTCTTTATCAACAATTCCTGGATCTCGACTAATCAATGACTCAAAGAAAATCGGCAACTTCTACAAAGGTGTATTTGACGCTCAGCCAAACAAGAAAGCTTATGAACTAAGTGAACCAGCTGACTTTACAGGTAAAAAGTTAACAGAAGCTACTATTCAAGCAGTTGTAGCTTTAGGTTATACTCGAACAGAAATTGACGAGATGCTTGCTACGCACACAGCTAGTACGACAGGTTACTTATATACTCTAGCTTGGAATGGCGACCAGACTTTCTTGGTAGCCTTAGATAAAGCTGTACGAACAGCCGGAGAAACAGTATTCCTTGGCTCAGAATCAACTAACGGTTCATCTGTAATCGTGGCTTATTCTCGTACAGGTGAAGCTGCTGCTCACCGAGCAATGGGAGGATTTGCAGGTATGCTTCAACGAGGAATCTCAACAGTTACAGACGGTAAGTAATTAAATTTAGTTATTTAAAGTCGCGTTCTTACGAGCGTGGCTTTTTCTTTTGCTTTGAAAACTGCATCAAACAGCCAAAACGCTATGAGTTGAGAGGGCAGAGTTTGGTGTGGTTTTGAGAGTGGAATTTGTAGAAAATTGTTCCAATTTATTGCCTCTCAGATTATGATTTAAGTGGGAGGTAATAAAATGACAGAAAGATGGAAAGATATTTTTATTTGCTTAATTTTAGGTGTATTTGGCATATTTTCTATGTCATGGGTGACTGATGTTCTATTAATTGATGGCTTACAAGTTGATAAAGGATTCTTAGGTAGTATTCTCGGAGGAATGATAGGAACATTAGGTGTTATAGGAACCACATTTTTTCTTATCGAAGCTAATAAAACTTCTACAAAATATGTTGCCGATTTACAAGATAAACAAATTCGAGAAAGAGACTATGCTATTTTTTTAATAAAGCAAATTGAAGAAGTTAATCAAGTTCTCAATCAATGTACTAGATTAGTGTATAAAGATGTGAATTTAATGGAAATGGTAGGTGATGCATTAAGTGATCTAAAAGATTTTGAAATATTTAATGATATAAAAAATATTAATCAAAATGATCAAGAAACCAAAATCATTTTATTAGATAGACATAACATGTTTACAGAAAAATATTCAGTCTTAAAAAAAGAGGAAGCAGAAGTTCGTTTTGAATTAATTGAGTACTTAGGTAATTTGCGAACTAAAATCATTTTTATTCCAGAAATAGTAAAAGATATTGATGATATTGAGAAAGTTATAAATTCTAATGCTAAAGAAATAATCGATTTTTATAAGGGCAATACATCAGGAGAGACAATACCAAGTGCATTATATAAAGAGTTTAAAAATAGGTATTTACAAAAGGAGCGTACTTTGAAAAGTAAATTAAATTTTTTAGCAATTGATTTATTAGACGATTATAAAAAAACACCTTAGCTGGTGTTTTTATGAAGTGATTATTTAGCAGTACCAATATTGGATTCTCGGACAATAGTACTTTCCTTTGAGAGCAAAAAGTTATACATATATTTCTTCTACTAGGTTATGATTGGGCGGGAGGTGATTAAATGAAAAATTATGTTATAACCAGTATTATAATTATTTTAGTAATTATGCTTGTTCCATTGTTTTGGTTGAAATTGTTCCAATGGACATTCGGGGTAGGAGAAGAAGCTACACTTCTAATAGTGGCAGCAATAGGATTAGTTGGAGCAATCTTAGGAGGAGCTATATCAGGTAGTCTCACGTTAATTGGTGTCAAAATAGGTATAAATAACGAAAGGGAAAACAATTTGAAGTATAGATTTCTTGAACAATGGAGTAATTTAACTTATTTCGAAGATTGGATTGAATCAACAGATATTGAGTTAAGATGTCTGATGAAAGATCCTGATCATATATACTACGACAGATTAAATGATGTAATATTTGAAGGTTACGAAAACCTTGATTTTATAACTAAAATCGATAATAACCTAGCTATTTTATTAAAGGAGTATATAGAAGGTCTTATTAGCGTTAAAGCAACTATAAAATGGGAAGAAGATTGGCATGAACTTGAAGAAGAAGTGAATGAAGTACTACCAATATCAAAAAAAATATTAGATCGATTTAATTACATATCAAATCTATAAACGCTTTAAAAGCGTTTTTTATTTTGCCCTGAAAAGTGAGTATCGAGCAGTTTCCTCCCCTTTGACTGCTGGGCAACGGTACTTACTTTTGAGAGTGAAAGTAAATTGTTTATTATCTATTGACATGGAGTCAACTCCATCTTTTAAGATGAATGAAATAAAAGAATGGAGTGATGGAAATGGTAATTGTCACAAATATATTAATTGGTTTATACGCAGTTTTAATAGGAATTGCAGGGCTAAAAAAATGGAAAGAAATCGGATTCCAAGTACAAACATTTTTGTTTGTTAGCGTATCAATTAGTATTCTTTTAATATTATTTATACCAAACAAAAACTGGATGTTTATGCTGTTGATACTTGCATTTATTCTGTTACACATATTAGCAGTTACTGAAGGGTTATTAACAAATGGACGGATTACGTATAACCATCATATCGTTCGCTTTATATTCCATTGTATAATGGCCCTAATGGTTTATAAATTTATAATCTAGAAGGTGATAATAATGAAAATTGCTGAATTTGCAGTATGTACAGGCCTTAGTAAAGATACTATCCGATATTACGAAAAAATGGATTTATTGCATCCAGAAATTAAAAATAAGCAGCGTGAATATAATAAGAAAGACATTGATATAGTTGAAACAATCCTTAAACTTAAGCAAACTGGATTTTCACTCCAAGAAATCAAAATGCTTTTTGAATGGTCGGGAAATACTGATCAAAATAAAAAACTCAAAAAAGAAGAAATACAAAATCTTTTTGAGATAAAAGTTTTATTCCAGGAAAAGTATGAGCAAATGTTACAAAAAGAACATCAGATTAAACAAATAAAACAAGTATTACTTAATACTAATAGTAAAATAAATCAGCTATTAGAGAAAAATAAAAGATAAAATTTTTAGACATGACGATGTGTCGTATAGAAATTTGTTTTAATTTCCAAGCAACTAGCCTAATGGGGTGATTACAAAACAAACAAATGACGATGGAGGTGGTGGTGTATGAGATATGGCTAGACCGAGAAATCCGAAACGTGATGAAGCGTTTCAAATGTGGCTAGATAGTAAAGGGCAAATGCTTTTGAAGGATATAGCCGAACAGTTAGAGTTATCCGATTCTCAAATTCGAAAGTGGAAGAACCAAGATGAATGGGATGTCCATTTGAAAGGTAACGTTACTAAATGCAATGGTAACGTTACTAAACGAAATCGTGGTGCTCCTATAGGTAACAATAACGCAAAGGGCCATGGTGCACCTAAGCAAAATCAGAATGCTACAACACATGGCTTCTTCTCGAAGTTCCTACCAGAGGAAACGCTTGAAATTATGGAGGCGATGAACGAACGTTCTCCAGCCGATTTGATCTGGGATCAAATACAAATACAGTATGCTGCAATCATTAGGGCTCAACGAATTATGCACGTCGAATCTAAAGGTGAAATAATTAAAGAGCTTAAAAAGGCTAAATACGATTATTATCCACGTTCTAAAGAGGATGGTGGAGGTGTAGAAAAGGCTGTAACAGAAGAAGAATATGAATTCCAATTCGCATGGGAACGACAGGCGCAACTACTCACTGCTCAATCTAGAGCAATTGGGGAGTTGCGTTCTTCTATTCGTCAGTTTGTTGAGATGGCTGATCAAGATGATGAGCGCAGACTTAAACTTGAGCAGATGCAGTTAGGTATCGATAAGACAAAACTTGAAATTGAAAAGATTCAATCTGGAGATACAACAACGCAAGAAAGTGAAATTGCTAAGATGCTGCGTAAGATGGCAGGTGATGAATAATGGCAGAGCTCACACCCAAACAAACAGAGGTTATGGACTGCTTTATTCATGAAAAGCCTAAAATATTAGCTGCTAGTGGCGCGAAGAGAGCTGGTAAGACATTTGTTCTTATATTGCTTTTTTTAATGCATATAGCAAAGTTCGAAAACCAAGGGCTTTCTTTTGTTATCGGAGGTTCCACACAAGCGAGTATTCGTCGTAACGTGCTTGACGATATGGAGGCTATCTTAGGCAAAGAATTAAAGTTGGACAAAACCAATGCAGTCCGTGTATTTGGTAATAAGGTTTATTGCTTTGATGGGACCAATGCAGATGCATGGAAAAAGGCTCGTGGTTTTACAGCAGCTGGAGCATTTTTAAACGAAGGTACAGCATTACATGACATGTTTGTAAAAGAGGTCATTTCAAGGTGTTCATATCCAGGAGCTCAAATACTTTTGGATACAAACCCTGAAAATCCAGCGCATCCAGTTAAGACAGACATTATCGATAACGATGGTCAAACACTTGATAGTGGTAGGTTAAATATCAAAGTGTTTCATTTCACTTTGTTTGACAATATCTTTCTCGATCCTGAATATGTTGAATCGATTATTGCTTCTACACCTACAGGAATGTTTACTGACCGTGATATTCATGGCTTATGGGTATCGGCAGAAGGGATTATATACAAGGACTTTAATAAAGACCGAAATTATATTTCTAGTGAAAAGTTCAATAAACTCAATATCGTTAAATACTTTGCTGCTGTTGACTGGGGTTATGAGCACTTTGGAGCAATCGGGGTATTTGCAGAAGATGAGCATGGGAATGTTTATTTATGTGAAGAGTATGCAAAGCAACATGAAGAAATTGATTACTGGGTAGACATCGCCAAAGACATAAAAAAACGTTATGGTAATATCAATTTCTATTGTGATTCGGCACGGCCAGAACATGTTCAACGCTTTAGACGCGAAGGGTTAAGGGCCATTAATGCAATTAAAAAAGTAATAGCAGGAATTGAGGAAGTCGCCAAGATGTTTAAAATAGGGCGGCTTTTTATCGTTGAAGATAAAGTAAAGAGGTTCAAGGATGAAATACATCAATACGCTTGGAATGGCACTACTGGAGAACCAATTAAGCTTTGGGATGACGTGTTGGACATGATTCGATATGGAATCTATACGCATTATCAGAAAGCAATTCTAAAAGGGAAAAACCGATAAGGAGGTGTTTCAGTGAACGAATACATTGCTTATATCGATGCGAAGGGTGTAACACCTTTATTACTTAATAAGCTAGTAGATGAGACAAAGGCTGAAAGAAACAAGCGACTACTAAACTATAACCGGTACAAAGCAGAACTATCAGCGGTACCGATTTTAACACGTAAACCAACTGATTACGCTCAAGGTAATGACAATGTTGTACGTGTTGACGACAAGGTGAACAATACACTTAATAACCCTCTAGATGCTGAAATAGTAGATACAAAGGTTGGCTACATGTTTGGTAATCCAATTTCATACGTAGTAGACAAGCAAGCTCAAGGCCATGATAAATTATCCGAGGCGATTGAGCTTTTTAATTTGCGTAATTCTGTTGATGATCTTGATAGTGAGTCAGGCAAGAAAACAGCTATTTGCGGTTATTCAGCACGACTGCTTTACATTGATACAGATGGAAATGAAAGAGCAACAGTCATTGATCCGTGGGAAACTATTATCCTTTCGGAAACAGCGGAAGTCAGCGAGCCGAAATATGCCCTGCGATATTTCAAAAGCGCTGAACTAGATGTTGAGGGAGAAAAAGTAGAGATTGAGCAGCTGGTGTTTTACGATGCAACAACTGAAAGACTCTATACTCGAGCTGATGCTGAATCACCTTTTGTTTTGAAAGACGAAAGGAAGCACTTATTCGACTATTGCCCTTTATTCGGTGTTCCCAATAATGAGGAGCTGCAGGGTGATGCTGACAAAGTGTATAACCTCATTGACGCTTACGACAGAACTCTATCTGATGCCTCTAACGAGATCGAACAATTTAGATTGGCCTACTTAGTGCTCAAAGGAATGGGAATGGATGACGAAGATGCAAAGAAGGTTGCTCGAACTGGCATTTTCGAATTAATGGGTGAAGATGACGACATTAAATATCTAACTAAAGACGTCAATGATCAAATGATTGAGAACCATTTAAACCGACTTGAAGAGAATATCATGCGGTTAGCAAAGAGTGTAAACTTCAGTGATGAATCGTTTGCAGGTAATGCTACTGGCGTAGCAATGAAATATAAGCTTATGGCACTTGAGAACAAATGTAAGACGATGGAGCGAAAATTTACGACTGCTCTACGTTATCAATTTAAGGTGCTGTGTAGTGCATGGGCCAAAAAAGGCATTTGTTCAAAGGACGATTACTTGAAAGTTTGGTATGAGTACAAACGAAACATTCCTATTGATTTACTATCTGAGGCTCAAGCGTCTCAAGCTCTAAAAGGTCTAGTTTCTGAACGTACTCGCCTTTCTAAGTTGTCTGTTGTTGATGATGTGGAGTATGAACTTGAAGAGATGCAGAAGGATGCTCAATTGTATGGTAATGAACTTGAACCTTTGAACGAGGATAACGAAGATTCGAAAGAAGTTGATGAGTCATGAATCAACAGGAAATCAATCGCATCTTAGATGATTTAGAAGTTAAAGCTGAGAGGGACATTGAGGTTGTTTTTGCGAGAAGATTAAAGACTATTCTCGCTCAAATGTTAGAGATGCATCGTAAGTTTGGCAGAAATGGAGAAGCTACTTGGACTGACGTTAACAAATATAATCGCTTCAACCAAGAAATGAAATTAATTGCTCAACAGTTGAACGCTGACTACAAAGAGATTATTAAGCTTATACAAGCGTCAGAGGAACGTCTCTACATTGAAAGATACTTATTGATGGCTTACCTCTTACAACAGTCTACAGGAGAGGAAATGGGCTTTAAAATACCATCTGCTGAGGTGATTCAAGCAGCGTTAACCAATCCTGTTGAGTTTTTGACGTTACCTAAAGTCTTTGAGGCACATAGAAACGACATTATCAGGCGGTTAAACATTGAGATAGCCCAGAGTTTTCAAGCTGGTGAAAGTTACACAGACATGGCTATCAGGATTGAGAATGCTATGGGATGGACGAAGAAGAAAGCTATCCTTGTTGCCAGAACTGAAGGTGGCCGAGTTAGATCACAAGTTGATTTAGCCATTGAGGAACAGGCGAGTAAAACAGCGCGGCTCACTAAAGTGTGGATGTCATCACTTGATACTAGGGTTCGCAGGTCTCATAGAAAACTAGATGGGCAGAAAGCTGATAAAGAGGGCTACTACCATTACGGCAAGTGGAAATCAAAAGCACCGAGGTTATGGGGCATTTCTTCAATGGATATCCAGTGTCGTTGCCACACGATTTACATGGTGAATGGCAAGTTACCGGAATACAGGCGAGGCAGAGACTACATGGATGATACTTACCAAAAGCAATTGGCCGCTCGTATTGATGCTTATATGTCTGATCAAGGGCTAACTTATAGACAAGCTTTTAACAAAGCGTATAAACAGGTTAAGCCTCCTAGCGTTGTGATACCATTCGTGAGTTACGAAGGTTGGAGAAAACAGTTTAATGGTGAAGTTTGAGTTATTTGGATAACCTTCATGTTTTATTATAGGTGATTTCATCGTTGGATAATTATGTTAAAATTGATAGGTGGTTTTAAAGGCTCTAAAATTATTGGTAAGGAGGTATAAATAGTGAATATTTATTGGCTAGGGGGAGGGCTTCTTCCACTTGATTGGGAGTTTTGTTTTTTAACAGTTAATGAATACAAGGAGAAATTAATTGAAAAAAGAGAGAAGAACCCTGACTATTTTGATATGCAAACAGGTGGAGTAGATAAATTATTTGCTCTTATAGATAAACGTGTCACGTTTGCTCTTAATAACTTTAATGGGACATTAGAAAAATATAATGAATTAAGGTGCCCTCCATTGATTACTCCAATACCTAGAGGGGATGATAGTAATGGGGCAGATTTTATCATAATTTTAAAGCGAGATGAAGATGGAGATACAGTAGTTTACTCTCCATATCCTATTTCGTATTTAGAGGATTAAGAGGGCCCATATTTCTAGAATCAAACTCCATTTGATAAAGAAATGCACTGAAACTAACAGAGCAGTTTAGTTAAGCAACGGTAGTGAGTTTTTTTAGCACATAATTTAAAAAATAAAGGAGGGATAATGTTGCAAATTAATTTGAACAAATCTCTTGCTTGGAAAATAGGGGAGATGATTGATTCTGGCTTAATAACATATAAGCATTATTCCTTATTTTGTGATGATATTATTGATAAATCTGAAAGTCCTCCTTACTGGATTATAGAACTTTCATTAACAAAATTTCAAAATAATGCAGTAAGAATTGTAAATAAATTTGCATATTCAGAACCCTTTGAAAAATTTCCCGAATTAAATGATTTCTATTTGGCTTGTTTATTTTTGAAATATAGACACCGTCAAATATCTTGGGCAAGTTTTCTTATTAATGCTGGAGGGTATAGTGACGGTTATCATTGTTCAATCCATTGTGAATTTTTTTATGACCTGCTTAATGCTTATGAAAATTCTAAATACAGTAGAGATTTAGAAGAAATCCAAGTGATAGATGTTGAAAATATTCTTAAGGTAAATATCAGTGAAGCACAGGTCACTTATAAGATATTTGAATATTACTTTGACAAATATGTATCTAGTTCCTAATGAATACTAAAATTAGGGGTGCTTTAGTTGTAGCTTGGGTTTCTACGTATATAAGAGCATGTTTTGGGAATTGTTTTTTCAAACACGCTCTTTAGATTTGCTCTTATAATTATAAAATCTACACAAGTCATTCATTTTGAATGGCTTTTTATTTTTGTCTTTATTCTCGCAGACGTTATAAAGAACGAGAAAAAATACACTTTCGAACAGTTTAGGGATTCTTATGGATAACTAAATTGGGCAAGGAGGAAAACATGAAATACCATCCATTCAGTCTTAGAACTTTAATACCTTTAGATATTCAAATGCTTGCAGGAGAAGGAGATCCTAATCCAGAGCCAACGCCTGAACCTACACCGGTGCCAGCATCAGGAGGAAACGGTCAAGGGGCTACATTGACACTTGAATCGGTTCAATCATTTCTAAACGACGATGATGAGGGTAAGAAATGGCTTCAATCATTTGCTGATACTCGAGTAACTGATGCAATTAAAACATATGAAACTAAAACCCTTCCTAAAAAATTAGAGGATGAGATTTCCAAGCGTTACCCACCTGAATCAGAAGAAGCAAAACAGTTACGCGACTTAAAAGCACAATTTGAGCAATCTCAAAAAGAAGCTGCACGCGAAAAGCTAGTTAATCAAGCGCTATCAACTGCTACTGAAAAGAGCTTACCAGCAAAATTAATAGAGTTCTTTGTTGGTGAGGATGCAGATAAGACAACTACTAATTTAAGCATCTTAGAAGCTGAATTTAATGTTGCTGTACAAGCAGAAGTTGATAAACGCTTCAAAGATGGAGGAACGCCACCACCACCAAAAGGCGGTAATCCAACTACATTGACGAAAGAGGCAGTGTTGAAAATGACTCCTGATGAAATCAATGCTAACTGGGACGAAATCGTTAAAAACAAATTACTATAACCGTTTATCGGTAAGGAGGAAATAACAATATGGCAATTACAAACTTTATTCCAACAATCTGGTCTGCTCGACTATTACACAACTTACAAAAATCTTTAGTATTTGGACAAACAGGTGTAATCAATCGTGATTATGAAGGCGAAATCAAGGCTTATGGCGATACTGTAAAAATCAATGGTATTGGGGCAGTAACAATCGGTGACTATACAAAAAACTCTAATATGGGTGATCCAGAAGAGTTAACAGATCATACTCGCTCACTTCAAATCACTGAATCAAAATTTTTCAATTTCCAAATTGATGATCTTGATAAAATTCAACAAAACCCAAAGTTGATGGATGCTGCAATGGCTGAGGCTGCTTACGCTTTATCGAATGTTGCTGATCAATTTATTGCCTCACATTATGTGCATGCTACAAATACTATTGGTACTGATGCTGCACCCATTGAAGTGACAAAGGAAAATGCTTACGAGTATTTAGTGGATCTTTCAACAAAGCTTGATGAATCAAACGTACCAACACAAGGTCGCTTTGCTGTTCTACCACCTTGGTTTGAAGGTTTATTGTTAAAGGATGATCGTTTCGTTGGTTCAGGTGCTTTACCGGCTGATGAACGTTTATTAAATGGTGTTGTAGGTCGTGCAGCAGGCTTTTTATTAATGAAATCTAACAATGCACCTTCAGTAGCCACAGGTTCTGGCATTGTAGCAAACTCAAAAATCATTGCTGGTCATAATATGGCTTGGACGTATGCTGAGCAGGCAGCACAGGTTGAAGGATACCGCCCTGAAAAACGTTTTGCGGATGCAGTAAAAGGTCTACATCTATACGGTGCCAAAGTGACACGTCCAGAAGCGCTAGCAGTATTATCAGCTAAACGTCCAGAATAAGGAGGGGTAATTCGTGTTAGTTAAAAACTTAAAAACAGATATTACTTGGGCGGTCACTGAGGAACATGGTGTCCGTCTTTTATGTACAGATGAGTTTGAAGAGGTAGAAGCACCAAAAACTAAACGTGCTCCTGCTAAGAAATCTGAGTCAGACGATGAAATAGAAAAGTAGGTGGTCTTATGTGGGAACCAACACAAGAGGAAATAGATCAACTAAAGCAAATGAATAATTTAACAGGAGCTAAGCATGATGGATTTTATCGTGCAATGGCTCCTATTTTATTTGATGTAGCAAAAGACCACTGTAATGGTAAGTGGGAACCGTCTGAAATGCCACAGGGTGTTAGGTTGTTCATTGCTAAAGCAATTCAGTTTAATACACAAACAACGGGTCTTACAGGGCGTACAATGGGAACTGTCTCGTATTCCTATGATACTGAGTTTCCTAAAGCTATCTGGACCTATCTAAGGCCATATAAGAGGGTGAGATTCCATGCATTACGATGAATTTCCTCATGAAGTTGAAATAGTTCAGAAGAAGAAAGTATCGGACGGTGCAGGAGGCTTTAAAACAGAGTGGTCGCCTGTTGATAACATTGAGGCATTTGTTGATACACCAACATCTAAAGAGAGGCTGTTGGCACATCAAGTACAAAATCCTCTAGATCGCTTTATGTATTACCCATATCGCACTGATTTAAAGTCAGATATGCGATTACGCTTTGAAGGTGAAATTTATGCTTTAGCTGGTCGTCCTGAAGATCAAGGCGGGCAACATGAAATCATGCGTGTTGCATTAAAGTTGGTGACTGAATAATGGCTAGGATTACTTACTCAGGTCGCCAGTTAATGAGGGCCGCGCAAAGGTTTGAAGAAGGGTTACTTGATAAAGTATCAGATATCGTTCATGAGACAGCAAGGTTAATTCAAACTCAAGCCAAGGCACTTGCACCTGTAGATGATGGTAGCTTACGAGACTCAATCGAAATGAAGATGTTAGGTAAATACAACGCTGTTGTTACAGTAGGAAGCCACTACGCTGTTTACGTTGAGCATGGTACAGGTATCTATAGTGTTGCGGGCAATGGCCGCAGGACAGCATGGACATATTTCAGCACAAAGCTAGGGCGTTATGTAACCACTGAGGGTATGAGAGCTCAACCTTTCTGGGGTCCTGCTGTTGATGCTGGTCGTGATTACTTTGAAACAGAAATGCGGAGGTTGGGGCTATGACTTATTTTATACTTCCGTTTTACGAAATACAGACAGCAATTTATCAGAAGTTAAAAGCTAGCCCACATTTACAGGCACTTGGTGTAGAGGTATATGATACACCTGATGAAAACACACCTTATCCATACGTAACAATTGGAGAGCCATACAGCAACCCACTTGATACAAAGACAAATAATTGTGAGCAAGTTACCTTTACGATACATGCATGGCGAAAAGACACTGATGAATCAACAGGGAAACGAATCCTTTATAAGATCCTAAGCGCTTGTCAACAGGCTTTAATTTCACGAAGGTACTCTATTAATGGTCTGACAGTATTAGATGTTACTAGGAATGGGGCGCAAGTGTTTGATGATGTAGAAGTAGGGCTTAAACATGGCGTGCTTACAGTGCGCTACAAAATACAAATCAACTAGGAGTGATACAATGGCACGTTTAAATGGTAAAGATAGTTTATTACTTGTTCAACCTTCTGATAACGCATTAGGCGCAGAAGGTTTTTTAATTGGAGATCAAACCGAGCATACACATTCATATGAACGTGAATTAACGGATGAACAAACGAAATTTGGACGTATTCTGGGGCCTGGACAGTTATCAGAATCCTTGGATGTAACCTTTTATGGAAGTACTGATGACCCTGGACAAGCTGCAGTATTAGAGGCTATTAAAAAAGGTACGCAGTTAAAGGTGTGGGAAGTTGAAAAGCACCTTAATAAAAACGGTAAGCACGATTCATTGTTTGCTTATACCTACGTAGAATCACTTGAAAAATCAGCGCCTACAGATGGATTCTTAGAAATTTCAGCTACTCTACAAGTGCTGAATACATCTAAGAAGGGTGAAATGAACCCACTCCCTGATGATGTACTGAACTTCGGTGATTACGATTATGAAAACCCTGGGGAAAAAACTGGCGAGTTTAATGGTGAAGAAAACGATGTTGTACCAGTAACAGGGATGGCAGTAGATCCAACAACATTAACTGTTTCTGAAGGTAGAACAGAAAGCATTGTCGCTAACGTGGTTCCTGTGAATGCTACAAATAAATCAGTGACATTTACATCAAGTGACGTAACAACCGCCACAGTTAATGCACAAGGCGTTGTAACAGGGGTAGCAGAGGGTTCAGCTACCATTACGGCTACAACAGTTGACGGTGGATTTACAGCAACAACAGCAGTGACAGTAACTTTATAAATTGAAAGGGAGCCTAAAAGCTCTCTTTTTTTATTGAAAACAAACAGAAAAGGATGATTATAAATGGCTCAATTACTAATTGATGAAAACACTTTTACAGCAAAGTTTACTTTTGCTTTTAAAAATAAGGCAGATAAAGAATTTAATGATGTGGATGCCCAAGGAAATCGCCCAGGCGGTTTTAACCAAATCTATCAAGGGTTATTGCAATTTGATTTAGACGCGTTACGTGCATTTTGGTTGTGTGGCCTTGCTCATTTATCTAAACAGCCTAGCAAAACAGAAATTGAAGCAGCGTTAGAAAAACGAATCGAAGAGGATGAGGATGTTGAACCACTATTCCAAGAAGCGTTTCGTGAAATTGATGAATCGGGTTTTTTCAAAAAAGCTGTCAAGACGTTCTGGGAGAACTTAGAGCTATTCGAATCAGTAGCATCCGAGGAAGAAAAAGAACAGGCCAAAGCAGGAATCGAAATGATGAAATCAGCGAGAGTCGAGTTATTAGGGAACAAACAGATCGCGTTACCGAACTCCGACAAATCTACCGAGACGCAGCAAGATATTTAAAGGTCTATGATCCAGAGTTGATTCTATCTTGGCGTCCAAGTGAGTTCCAAGCTTTTTTGGAGGGCGCTAATGATGCTCGTATTGACCATTATCAAACATTGGCTGATGCAGCTATGTTTAATCGAGTGGCAACTAATAAGCAGCGTATTAATCCAAAGAGTGACCTGTTTGATGCAGAGAAAGTAAGAAAATCTCTACATCATAAAGGACCTAACCCAGAGGTTAAGAAACGCCAACACGCAAAAGCAATGGCAGCACTGAAAAACTGGAAGCCATAGAAGGGAGAACGCTATGAACGGAAACTTTACAGCCAGAATTGGTGCGAGAATTACAGAGTTTATGGCTCGTATGCGCCAAGTCAGAGAGACAATTAGAACCTCGGCCAACGACGAAAGTGTTGACGTTGGGGCGGATATTAGCCAATTCAATCGACGTATGGCTGAAATCCGAGCTCGTATAGCAGCAATTACTCGAGACCGAGTTGTCATCAAAATTGAGGCACGAATAGAGAACTTTCAACGAAAAATACAACGTATTGCAACAGATATTCGGGCCTTTGGTGAATTAATGCAGCACACGCTATCCGGTTCATTGATTGCCGTTCTACCGATGATTGCACCACTAATAGCTAATATCGGAGTAGCTATAGCTAATCTTGGTCCAATGATCGGTGCATTAGCAGGTTCTACCTTTGCTTTAGCAGGGGCATTTGTAAGTGCAGGGGTAGCCGCTGGAGCGTTTGCAGCCGTAGCGATACCAACGATCAAAAAGTTATTTGATGAAAACGCAGAGTTAAATTCTGCTCAAAAGAGTGCTAAAGCCTCTTTTGACAACATGAAATCAACCTATCAAGGACTTGTAAAAGAGACAGAAAAGCCAGTTCTGAAAGCTTTTACCAGTGCAATGGAAATAACCAATACATTACTTACAAAGTTAAGACCGTTGTTTATATCTAGTGCTCAAGCAGTATCAAGCTTAATGACGCAGCTTAACACAGCTATTGGTACGCCACCAATTCAAAAGTTCTTGGATTACTTAAACACATCAGGGGCACCAATGTTAAAAACTGTGGCTCGTTCCATGGGAAATCTAATGCAAGGTGTATTCTCTATGTTAACAGCATTCGCACCGTTAACAGCCTCAACAGCAAAAGGCTTTGAGGAAATGACAGCACGTTTTGCAGAATGGTCAAATGGTCTTTCAGGAAGTTCTAAGTTCCAATCCTTTATGGACTACGTGAATACGAACATGCCAAAAATCCGAGCTATCTTCAGAGATGCAACAGCTGGCGTTGTGTACTTCTTTAGTGCATTTGCAGGATCATCATCAGGCATGATGGATGGACTTGTTTCTATGATGGCTCGATTTAAAGAGTGGTCAGCGAGTTTATCTCAAAACCAAGGATTCCAAACATTCTTGGCGTATGTGCAACAGACAGCTCCTAGTGTTCTTCAGTTAATAGGTAACTTGACTAAGTTTCTAGTGAATTTAGGAATCGGTATGGCTCCAGTAGGCGCAGGGCTCATGAATATTGTGAATAACATCCTAGAGTTTATGAATAGTGGGATGGAAAGTAATCGTATTATTGGCGTTCTATTAGCTAGTTTCATTTCAATTGGCGGGGTTTTACTAGCTGTTGTCCCTAACATAATTGCATTTAGGGAACTTTTCAAAGGGCTAGGGCCAGCAATTACAGGTGGAGTAGGCAAAGCGTTAAAAGGCGTTGGAGGGCTGTTTACTAATTTTAGTGGAACAATGGCGACAATAGGAACTGCTATCAAAAACTTTGGAAGACCTATTGTTCAAGCGTTTGGCATGATAACAAGCCCAGTTGGTTTAGTCATTATAGCAATAGTTGCTTTCATTGCAATTTTGGTACGACTATATCAAACAAATGAAAAATTCCGAGCACAAGTACAAACAGCTTGGGCAACTATTAAAACAGGTATTTCCATGGCTGTAACAGCTATTAAAAATTCAGTCATGTCAGTTTGGTCACAGATAACTTCGTTTTGGAATGAAAATCAAGAAAACATAAAGTCAACAGCATCAACGATTTGGAATGTTATCGGAAATGTAGTAACAACAGTAATGACAGCCATCGGAGCTATAATGCAGTTTATATGGCCTGTTGTGAAAGCTTTAATCGTCTCTACTTGGGACGCAATAATGAATGTTATAAAAGGTGCCATTAACATAATTTTAGGCATTGTAAAGGTGTTCACATCCTTATTCCAAGGGGATTGGAAAGGTGTTTGGGATGGCATTAAGCAAATATTACTTGGAGCCTTACAAGCAGCTTGGGGTTTAATTAACCTCTATTTCGTAGGGAAATTACTAGGACCATTAAAAGCATTCGGTTCAACAGCCAAGACATTCTTACAAGGTATTTGGACAGCGATTAAGGGCATTTTCACTAACACTTTAGCTACTATAAGAAATACTGTTGACACTATTTTCACTGGAATGGGCGCATCAATTAAGGCTATATGGAAAGGGATAAAGTCATTCTTTGATTCCATTCTTACAGGTATCAAATCAATTTTCATGAATATTTGGCGGGGGATCGCTTCATTTTTAGATAATATGTTTACAAGTATCACAGGTACAGTTCGTTCAGTTTGGAACGGAATTAAGAATGTCATTTCAAGCATTTTAAATGCTATCGCCAATGTTATTAAAAGTATATGGTCAGGCATTAAAAATACAGTATCAACATTACTAAATTCTATAAAAAAAGTGATTGAAACAATTTGGAATGGCTTTAAAAATACAGTTACAACTGCTATGGATAATGTGAAAACGGCCATTGTTAATGGTTGGAATACAGCTAAATCGTTTTTAGAAAACATTAGTTTAGTAAAAATCGGTGAATATATCGTAGCTGGATTAGTGACAGGTATTAATAACTGGTTTGGTAAAGTGAAAGCAAAAGTTGCAGAGCTTGCTGAATTACTCCCTGAATGGCTACGTAAAAAGCTTGGCATCCACTCACCATCAAGAGTTATGGCTAAGGTCTCTAAGTGGATTCCGGCAGGTGTAGCTACTGGTATCTACAACAATATGGATTACGTAAAAAAATCTGCTGAAGCAATGTCTAAAGCAGCTATACCGAACTTCCAACAAACTGTAAAAGCTACAACCAATATGATGGATAGTGCTAAGAAGATCCTTGCATCCAAGACAAGTGAAATTGAAAAGGAAATCAAAGCAGTTGAAGCAGAGTATGCCAAGAAAAAAGCAGAGGCTACTAAGAAATCGAACAACAAAATAACTGAGATTAATACTAAAGCTAACGACAAAAAGAAAAAACTAACGGCTGCTCAACAACGCCAGATCTTGAGATTACATGAAGATGAAAAATCAGCGTTAGAGAAAATCGAGAAAGAAAAAGCTAAGAAAATTGCTGCTATTCGTTCCAAATCTGCAAAAGAACAGTATGACAAATTAAAAGAGTATGCAGAACATCAGGTAGGGTTAGAGAAGTGGTCTACAAAAGAGCAAGCTGCTTATTGGCAGTATGCGACTAGCTTGTTTAAAGAAGGTACAGAGGAACGTATCAAAGCACAGATCGAGTACAACAAATCGATGACCGAGTTAACGACAGAACAATTCAACAAAGAAAAGGATTACGTTGAACGTCGTAAGAAATACAACCTAATGTCGTTGACGCAAGAGCTAGCTGCTTATGAAAAATACGTCAAAGCCTACAAAGTGGGTAGTGAGGAACGTATCTACTATGAGGATAAAATAGCAGAGACAAAGCAAGCGATTCACGACCGACTGATTGCTTTAAACGAAGAATACATCAGCAAGATAAAAGATGTCCAGCAGGCTGAAATAGATGGTGTAAAAGAACTTCAAAAAGCTTACCAAGATGCTGAGGATGCACGTACTAAAGAGATTACTAGTGCGATAAGCATCTTTGATGAATTTGAGCGTAAAACAGATGTGTTTGGTTCAAAGTTAATTGAAAATCTACGTGGTCAAGTAGATGCAATGCGTGATTGGGCAACTGATCTTCAAATGTTAGCCTCTAAAGGTATTGATAAAGGCTTATTTGCTGAGTTACAAGCTCTTGGTCCTAATGCACAAGCTGAGATTTCTGCATTAAATAAACTTTCCACAGGTGAACTAAATGAGTACGAAAATCTTTGGAAAGAAAAAACGCAGATTGCTAGACAACAAGCTCAGTTTGAATTAACTGGTCAACGAAAAGACATGACAGATCAAATCGAAAAGCTACAAACAGAAACGAAATCTAAGCTAACACAATACCAAAACGAATGGGTTGAACAAGTCAAACAAATTCGGGAAGGTACAAAAAACGAGTTTAATCCTATGATTAGTAGCATGAAAGAGATTGGTATCCATGCTATAGAGGGATTACGAAATGGACTTGCTAGCCAAGTACCAGCTCTACAAGCTCAAGCTAATGAGATAGCAAATACCATTGATAAAACGATTCGTAAAGCATTACAAATTAAATCTCCATCTAGAGTGCTTGAAAAATTAGGTGTGTTCTCAGGCCAAGGTATTACTCAAGGACTTGCAAGTACAAAAGGTATTCTAACAAGTGCTGTAAAAAGTTTAACTGATATTATGCAGACGGATATTTCAGCAGCATCTATTGGATTATCTACAGCTCTAAATGGTGGAATGGATTCACATTTGTTAAACAGCTATGAATTAACATCAAGCCAAGATCAAATGGGAGTCTTAAAACAGATTGCTGGATTAATTAGCAAGCTGGACTTTGTTGTGGAATTAGATGGAGATGTAATCAGTGAATACGTTGATAGAAACCAAAGTAATAGAGTTTCATCAAGAAGAACAATTCTAGGTTAAGGGGTGTAGTCAATGGACACATTAATCGAATACAGTACAGGGGCTACACTCTCCCTTGTCAAAGAGGGGTATATTACACAAGATTTGTTAATAAGACCTATCGATCAAAAATCATCTAGTGTAGATGTGGATGGACGACCGGGAGTAGTACGAGAATCAGTCAATCACGGTTCAAGAGTAATCATATTGCCTATTATGTTTATAGCTTCAGACGAAATAGATTTTGCTCTAAGACGAGATAAATTGTTTTCAATTTTTAGCGACTTGGAGCCTTTTTATATCTACGAGGGACGGCCAACCTACAAGACAAGTACTTATGAATTTGAGTTACCTGGTCAAACATGGGGCGAGAATCCGCAGTTACCAAACAACATTGAAATTCTTAAAGGTAAACGCTACAAAGTAATCCGCACCAATATGAATGAGGTTGAACAGAATGGATTGATAGGAAAGGTAGATATTGAATTTGAGACCTATCAATTACCTTATGCGGAGTCACCATGTACCACATTAGATGAACGTACCTTTGATAAGGAAATATGGCAAACAGGGCAAGGCTTAATGGCTGTGGATCCGACAACCTTAAAATATGTATTCCAAAACGGAATGTCATTTCAGGTATACAACGCTGGTGATGTGCCACTGAAAACTAACTTGCGAGACATGCTCTTTGAAATTGAATTTCGAGGTGCTAGTACTAACCTAAGTATTAGGAATGTCACGAACGGTACGCAATGGCAATACAACGGTTCTAGTGGTGCTAATGATGTTATAAAGCTTGAAACACCTACTAGGTTTACTAAAAACGGAAGTAGCATTTTCAAAGATACAAATCGTAAAGTGTTGGTTTTGAACCCTGGTTGGAACACCATTCAAATTTCAGGTGTATCACAATTTCTAATATCGTTTAAATTCAAATTTTATTACAAGTGAGGAGGGCTACAATGGCACGTATGCGTGTTATCGGTGCTTCTTTAGATAAAGGGTACCGTGACGATTTAAACTATAATTTCGGGCTGTTAGAATCCTTAATTGGTGAAGCCAATGGACTAACCGATAACTTGAGAGAGGAAATGCTTGAAAAGATTTATAACCTTCAGCAACAAATCGATATGCTGACTGGTGAGAACATTGGAGAATTACTAGAGCGCCTTACCGATTCTATTCAACAAGCTTTAACTGCTGCACAAGATGCTAGAACAGCTAAAACAGCCGCAGAAGAAGCTACAGCTTTAGCTACAACAGCCACAGAATTAGCGAATGCTAGTGCATTACTTGCTGAAGAGAAAGCTAACTATGCTAATGATAAGGCGGTATTAGCACAAGAGGCAGCAGATAACGCTAATCAAGAAGCTTCTAACCTATCGCAGTTAAAGGTTAATGTTGTACAAGCTACACAAGATGCGAATACAGCTACAGCTAATGCTAATCAAGCTACACAAGATGCTAAAACAGCTACGAATGCAATTAATGTGGTTCTGCCAAATGTAACAGGTCTTGTGAACTTGCAAGAATGGTCAAACACGATCGCCTACAAAAAGAATAATTTCGTCACTTTAGAAGGCAATGGGTACATGGCTTTGCGGGATAACACAAATACAAGACCTCCTTCATTCCCTGTGCTATCTAATGATGATTGGGCTATGTTAGTCCAAAAAGGTGAGAAAGGCGAACAAGGTACAGGGGTAAGAATTCTAGGAACGTTACTAAATGAGAGCGCATTGCCACCTTTGGGTGAACCAGGAGACGCTTATATGGTAGGAGAGCAGGGGAATCTTTATGTTTGGCAAGACAATGAAGAAATATGGAAGAATGTGGGGCAGATTAAAGGGCCTAAAGGTGACCAAGGTATTCAAGGCCCAAAAGGAGATAAAGGTGACAAGGGAGATCCTGGAGAAGATGTTGAGATAATAGATAACCTCGTTACTCAAGATCCTACAAAGGCTCTATCAGCACGAGCTGGTTATGAAATTGACCAAAAGACTACAGGACATATCAACAATAAGGATGTTCACTTGCAAGCAGGTGACAGAACTAAAATAGACAAGGCTCGACAGGTAGGAGTGGCTAACCCTGACGACTTAGCTAACGTGTCACCTTATTATGCTAAACGTGTATTTCATATCCCTGCTAACAACTGGAAGTCTACAACTAACGTCGAGCAGTTAGATATAAACTTGCCTATCTTAGGTAATTTCTCAGGCATAATAAAGGTTACTTACACTTCTTATTGGACAACTTCTGAAGCTATAGGAGGGTGTGAAGTAACGTATCAGATGGGAGCCTACTTAGGACATGCTCAGGCAAGGCTTAACTCTTTTGAAATAACGTCCATATCTCCTCGGTTTGCTAAAGATTACTTAGTTTACGGAGCATATACTAACCTAGACGTGGGAATAATCGCTCTTATGCTTAAAAAAGCACCTAATGCAAATAACCATTTGACTATATCTGTAGAACTTATAGGTACTATGGTAGGACAAGTAAGTTCCATGTACAACCTACTGAAGGATTCCTACGTAGTTGTATTCGATAGTGGGAATCCCTCAGGTAACGGTATGTACCCTTGGTTGCCTCAAAAGACTAGCTTTGCACCGTCTAAGATGGAAGGATGGACAAATGCAGTTTTAGGCGCAGGTTGGGAAAATATAGCCGGATACCCACCGCTTAGGTACTATAAAGATAGCTTCGGCATTGTTCATCTAAAAGGTCGTGTACGTAATGTTTCACAAATGACACCTGATGTTACTACAATGCCTGTAGGATACCGTATTATGCAGTCTGAGGAATTTGTCGGTATGGCTGGAGCTTCAAGCGTAGTGAACTTCGAGGTTAGGTATACTGGTACTGTCACAGCATTGTATACTAACCAAGGTCAAAACATTCTCATAGATGTCACATACCGTACAGACTAAGGAGGAATCATATGTACGCATATACGATTGATACAAAAGGATTTATTATTAAAAGCTATTTAGTTGGCGGTGATATTGCCGTCCCAAGTACAGCTATTAACGTACAGCTCCCACAACCTCTACCTTACGTTCGTCCAAAATGGGATGGTGAGGAGTGGGTAGAAGGTGAAACAGAAGAGGAAAAAACGGAACGTGAAGAAAGACAATTACTAGAATCATTAAAACCTTCTCCAAAAGAAATTGCAGATGCAGAACTAGAAATTAAGATACTGACTATGCTTACAGATTTGGAGGTAGTGCAATGACAGACGAAAAACATTTGGCAGGCTTAACAGAAGCTCAGAAACGGTTAACAAAAGCCTACGCTACTACTGTCATGGGCGAAGTAAGGACAATTGCAGATGTTAAGCCGACAGAGTTGCAGCATTTTGTTGAGTTGGAAATTGCAGAACGTGAGATATCAGTATTGGTAAGTGAATATTAATCAGGAAACTTAGCGTTATTTTTTTATGATATACTTTTATTGGAAACGATATTATTTCTAATAGGGGTGAATCTAATGATTATAGCAGTTGAATCACTAAAACGTTTAGAAAACACATATTTTTCTATGTCAAAATCTCTGGTCAAATTAAAAGAAGCAATATCAACTGGAAGAGATAATGAAATATATTATGAGTTAGGTAACACATTACAGTGGATGATGGTTGCAGAAGAATGGATTTGGAAAAATGATGAAACTTTCTTTCACAAAACAAATAGACATTCTAACGGAAAATTATTGAGAGGATTAAGACATGCTTATAATTTAGTTAAACATGATTATATGTGTATTCAATCTCATACAACTAAGCTAATTCCTAAGTTTTCCTTCCCATTAACCATTCCAGAAGAAGGTATAGAGTTTGGAGAAATACAATTTGTTTGGGCGAAGAATGAAGAATTCCGAGGAGATAGTCAAAACCAAAGGGATACCTATCATACCTTCTTAGTAGATGTGAATATTATGGAGGCAATCGAACAAGTAAAACCTTATCTTGAAAATGAGATAAGAAAATATATTGGATGATTTTTAAATCGCAAACGTTTCACAGTCGAGAGTACTATTTTCATATGATATTAGTTCCATATTGTTCAGTAAGCGCTACTCAATTGAGTAGCGTATTTTTAATGCGAAAGAAGGTGATATGATGCTATCAATCACTAACTATGAAGGTACTTTAACAGAGGCATTGGTATGTAGAGGTAAGCCAGTAGTAAGGAAAAACATTGATGGTGTATTTGAATTGACTTTGGATGCAAGTCAACAAGACAATCCTCATTCATTCAATTTGATGGTAGAAGAAGGGATTGTCGAGGCAGGTGGTTTCCAATTTCGGATAAAACAATTACAACGGAAATCCAAAGGGAATGTTAAGTCAATATTGGCGCAGCATATCTTCTTTGACAACATTTGGCGCAGGCAAGAGGGTACAAATGGAGGGCATAAGACATTTAACGAATTTGCTACTTTTGCATTGCGTGATACGAACTGGACCTTCACAAGCGATTTTAACGAAGATGGCTTTATAGATGCTTTTGGGAATGACAATATCGTTAAATTAGTGAATCAAATATGTGAAGCATTCGAATGTGAGTATGAGATCACATCAAACAGCAACATTCATTTCAGTAAAATGCTTGGTCCAGATAATGATTTCATATACCAATATGGAGATAACATTATTGAGCTATCTAAATCGGTTAATACAGACAATCTAAGGACTCGTATCAGTGCAAAAGGTAAAGAAGGTCTAGTAGTTCGATATACGTCACCACAGGCTGCTAAATGGGGTATTCGCGATGCTGATGATATGAGTGATGAACGATTTTCAGATTCAGAGAATTTGATGGATAAAGCTCGAAAGTCGTTAAAAGATCAACCAGAAATATCTATCGAGTTGGATTCAATTGAATTGTTAGATAAACAGCTTGGGGAACGTATATGGTTAATTTATGAGCCGTGGGATTATGAAATGCAGACTCGTATACTAGAGGTCACTCAAGTAATCGATGAAGAGACAGACGAATTTAAGACAGTGGCCGTTGTCATTGGGAATGCACTACCTCAAACATTATCAGATGAATTAACTGAGACACAGGAGATTTTAAACGAATCAATCAAAGAATATCGGTCATCCTTTACTCAAACAGACTCAAATATTCGCTTAGAAGTAGAACGTATCAATCATAGTATTGCTGCTATTGATATTAAAGCTGATAACATCAATCTAAGTGTAAACAATCGAATAACGAATGAAGTGGCTCAATTAAACATTCGAGCTGACAGCATAACAGCGGAAGTTACCAGAGTAGAACGAAAAGCTGATAGTACACAGACACAGGTTTCATCATTGTCTATCGAGGTTGGTCAAATATCAACGAGGGTGTCTAATGTAGACTCAAGACTTGGAACAGCCGAGAGTTCAATTGTCCAACAGGCTCATCAAATTACTCAAAAGGTCAGTAATACAGATTACAACGGTAATACCATTGCATCACTGATTAACCAAACGTCAACATCAATTACGATTCAGGCTTCTAAAATTAACTTGATCGGTGCTGTCAGCGTTCTTTCTGATATAAGTGGTAACTTAGGTACAATTTATGCCGGAAGGATTGAAGGTGCCACAATTGACATTAGCACGGATGCTACAGTAGGAAACAATTTATATTTGGGTAAAAGTAGTGGTTTTAAATCTTTAGTTTTCAACAATTCTAATCGTATCAATAGTTCAGGTTACGGTATGGAATTAAACGCTCAAGAAATTAACTTAAGTTCTGCAGATATAACAATCGGAACAAGTGGGGGTACTACCGATTTTAATGGAACTGTTGATTTCTCTTATTCAACTGTTAGAGGGGTTGCCAGAGCAAACTCATCTGGTATCGGTATTTCTTATTCACCTGGAATGCTGCATGTACAGGTAAACGGTTCAACAGTAGGATCAGTAAAACTGACATAAAAGGAGAATGATATCATGAATTATCAAGTACAACTTAACAACGGACAAGCGATTAATTTAGAGAATGCTGAGTTTGACGCATCTGCATTTACGACCACATTAAATGATCAAAAGATTAATTTCGTGAATATAGGTGGGGCTATCATTAATAAACACATCATAATTAGTGTGTTGCCAATTTCGGCTACACAAACAGAAACGCAAGCATAGGCTTAGCGTTATTTTTATTGTCTAAAACGAAAGGAAATCATTCACTTTTGCTGAACTTATAAAATAAGGGAGGGAAACAGAGTGAGACAGTATGCTGACAAGGAAGAATTGATTAGTACAATTAACGAAAAGTATAAAAAATATATTGAAGAGTTTGATGAGATACCAGAGGTTTTGAAAAACAAACGGATTAAAGAAGTTGATAAAACCCCATCTGAAAATCTTTCTTATCAACTTGGGTGGATAAATCTTTTACTTCATTGGGAGCAAAAAGAACAACAGGGAGAAGAAGTACAAACGCCAGCAGAAGGTTATAAGTGGAATAATCTAGGTGGATTGTACAATTCTTTTTATGAACAACATGGAGAGTACTCCTTGAAAGAGCAACAATCAATGCTTAATGAGGCTGTCACTAATTTATGTGAGTGGGTAAATACTCTATCAGAGAAAGAGTTATTTGAAGTTGATCAAAGAAGATGGGCAAAAACACAAGCTAATTGGCCTGTTTGGAAATGGGTTCATATTAATTCAGTTGCTCCATTTACAAACTTCAGAACGAAAATTCGTAAATGGAAGAAGATTAACCTTTAAATATTCTTGAAAAAGAAGTGATATTCTTTTGTGCCACATTGTTATGGATAAACTTTAGCCTTCCACAATGTGGAAGGCTTTTATTACCCACCTTTTGGTAGGAAAAGCATTTCTTTTGTCGAAAGATAAATAAAGGAGTGATGTATATGAATGAAAAAGTGCATTTAAAGTGTGGTTACACATACTTAAGAAAAGGTGTAGAAAAATCAGCTATGTACATTTCACCTAAAGTCAGTCAGAATTTCACAAACCCTAATGTTATCGCAAGTAAGCTAGCAAATGAAATATTAATTGAAACTGGAAGAACTGTAAAATCATTTACGTTTGTTGGAAAAGAACCGGTTAAAAATGAATAGACACTTTCAACGAGATTTTATTTTGGGATAACAAAGAAGGGAATCCCTTCCTTTTGTCGAATAAAAGTAAATTGAATGGGAGGGAAATTCATTGGAAGTAATTAATGACTATGAATTAGTAGTAGACTTTAGAGATTTAATAGATTTTAAAAGAAACTTAGATATGAATATATCGATAGATGAATGTATTAAAGGACAATGTTTTCTTTATGGTATTGAACCCGCATTGACAAAAAGTGTGAGCATTTCAGCAAAACTAAAAGAGTCTGAAAAAGAATTCGCAGAATATATTTTACAAAGCATTCAAGACTATACTAGTCGAAAAAAAGAAAATGTATAAGCACTCTCTATCGAGGGTGCTTTTTATTATGCTATGAGAGCAATCTAGATGGGCAACGGTACATGTTACTGAATCTCATGGCTTTTTATTTTAAGGGACGAAAGAGAGGGCATAGGGTATGAGTCAAGAAACAACCTTTCAACAAGCTGTTACTGTAGCTGACCATGAAAGAAGGTTGCAGGAACTAGAAAAAGACGTATCAACGATTAAGCCAATCGTGTACAACACGGCTTCAAGTGTTAAACAAATTGAAAAATCAGTTGAAAAAATGGAACAGAACAGTGATAAAATCAAAGGTTATTTTTTAGCAGCAGCAATTAGTGGAGTTGTAGGGGTTTTATTTATAGCATTACAAAATTCAATTTTTGGAGGATGAATTCATGAAAATCAATTGGAAAGTACGTTTAAAACACAAACCATTCTTAGTGGGAGCATTTGCATTGATACTATTATTAATTCAACAAATCGGGGCGTTATTCGGCTACGACACAACAATTTATAACGAGCGAGTTACAGAGTTATTTAACACTGTACTCGCTTTTTTAGTTCTGATTGGCGTGGTTGTTGATCCGACTACAGAAGGTACGAGTGATAGCGGACGGGCATTAAAATACGAAAAACCAAAGGATGATAGATGATGGTTTATACTTTCAAACAAACCTTTCTGACAGCAAGTAAGTATTCAATTAAGGCTCCTTTTATCATGACACCACAATTTATTACAGTACACAATACAGCCAATGATGCACCTGCAGCTAATGAAATTTCGTACATGATTGGCAATAACAATCAGGTATCTTACCATATTGCTGTGGATGATAAAGAGGTTATTCAAGCAATTCCTTTTAACCGTAGCGCTTGGCATTGTGGGGATGGTGGAGGTAGTACCGACCCTAACGCTTTAAAGAAAGGTAATCGCCTTTCTATTGGTATCGAAATTTGTTACAGCAAAAGTGGTGGTGTACGCTATGGGGTTGCAGAGGAAAACGCTGTTCAATACATTGCAAAGCTTTTAAAGCAGTATGGTTGGGGCATTGAACGAGTGAAGAAACACCAGGACTGGAACGGGAAGTATTGCCCGCACCGGATTTTAAGTGAGGACCGTTGGAATAGTTTCTTGAATCGAATAAAAAAAGCTATGGAGCCAAATGAATCAGAACAACCAATAGTAAAGGATGATGATAAAATGCAATTTACAATCAAAGAGACTAAAACAGCTGTACGTGACTTTTTACAGCAAGCAGTAGATAAAAATTTGATCGGCAAATCTTGGTTAGAGAAGTTTGATAAAGGTGAACTAACTACAGGCGATTTTGAAGGATTGAAAATTATTATTTCACAAAGATAAGAATAAAAAGACCAAGACTACATGTGGTCTTGGTCTTTTTCGTTAAAATAAACATAAATTTATGAAAAAAGGATATAGTAAGCGTAATTAAGAGGAGTATTTAAATAAAGAAAATATTAGTATATACTTACATTAATTATAAAAAAAGGAGGGAGAATAATGGAGGAATATGGAAAAGTATTTAGAGATATAATATCTGAAAAAAAATCATTTATTTTATGTACATATAAACCAGAAGAAGAAAGCTATTTTGAAGTAGTAAAAAGAGCACGTGATGAAGGAAAAAGGCAAGTTGTTCTTAATTCAGAAATTATGACTGAAATAATGTTTGGAATAATTAATAATAACGGTATTGTTCGAAAAATAAATTTATCTGATTCTACAGATGAAGATGTTATAGATGATATTAATTCACTAATAAGTAAAATGAAAAAAGATCCTTTGTTGTTCATTAAATTAAAAGACGAGTTGGAATGGGCGTATGATAGTGGTTCTATAGATATTAATAATGTAACAGTTTATTTTGAAGGCTCCCAATTTACCATTCACTCTAATGGTATTATTTTTGGAAAAAAACCAATGGATTTATTTGAAAAAATAATACGTCAGGTATTGGTTAAATTCTTTTATGAATGACAAAAAAGAAGCAGTAAAAAAAGAGGTTATTAATAATATAAAAGTTATTTTTAGTCTTTGTATAACATTGTTACTCATTAATAATAACATATCTATTGCCAACTTAATCAAAAGCATTGATAACGAAAGAATTAAATGGACATTGGATTTTGGGATTTATAATGCTATTTTAAGTTCTAGCTTTACTTGGATTATTTTCAAATTAAATCAAAAAAAATTATATATAGACCTTAGAATAATAAGCAAAGACGATGGAAGTAATATCATTAAACTCGATGGTAATCCAAAAGAAATAAACATAAAACTAAAATTGCTTGGTTCAAAGCCTAAAAAATTTAATAAAGTTGAAGTGATATTTCCCTATTGGGTAGATTTCCAAATAAAGCCCAAAAGATTTATACAAACAGATGAAAATAATAACAGATGTTACATAGATATAGAATATTTAATTAATAATAGAAAAGAATTAAATTTCACGGAAGAAATCAGTATTGATTTGATTAGTAACACAGATGAAAAAAATGAGGATATTATTCAAAGTACTATCAATAGTAATTTTATTGATAAGTTAATAAATACTAATTTTACTAATACTGATATTACAATTAAGAATGGATGAATGTGATTGAAACTATCAAAATGGACACATAATTCAGAAGCAACCTTTGACCAATTGTTAGATAACATCTCTAGTTTTCATAATTGGTGGAAGCCAGATATAGACCCGTTAACAAAAGATCCCTTAGCGGTAGATATTAATAAGGTTTTCCAAATTAATCAAAAAATAAATTTAAACAGCACAGAGATTACATATAATTATATAGAATATGAGTATGAGAAAATCAGACCCGGAGAAGAAAAAAACGATATGAGAGCCTCAAGGGTTTATCCAATAAAAGGTTTTATTATTATATATACTGATGGCATAACCACTCAATTTATTACAAATCGTTCTGTTGGAGATAATGCTAAAACTATCATTAGAAGATTAATTAATGCGTCGAAAAACTTAGAAATTACTGCTCAAAATTTCAAAATAAACGAAGACATGTTTATTTGGATGATTTATATGGTTCTTAGTGCAGGGAAAAATACTTTAGATGAAGATACTCATTTGATTATCAAAAGGATAATTGGTTTTAAGGGAGCTACTAATGACAAATTATCTGAAGTTAAAGGCTCAGGTAATACCATTATGAATCTATTAAGTACACTAGCGTTTCTTTTTGAAAATGAGACAGTTTCTTATATTACGCCATGTATAGAATATGAAAATAATACAATTGAACTATCACTTGATTTTAACGGTAATGTGGATATTGATTTTGATAGTTATGTAGGCGATTATCTTTTGCAAGATGATTACATTACTAATTCTAGCGTTATATTACTAACTTTTTTAGAAATTCTACCTAAAATTATGGCTACTTATAAAACTGATTGTGAGAGTAGAGAATGGACTGAAAATGTAAAGGTTAAATTTTTCACTGATATAGGAGAGTCTATTCAAACCAAGATTAAAGAAAAAATGAGTAAATAATTATCATAAAGCCCAGGTACTCAAATTTTGAGCCTGGGCTTTTTTTTATTGCTGAAGTAGAGTTTTGATAGATATTAATTGTAATAATTATGTATATTTTACAGAGTTTTGGATAGTGGAGAAAACCTATTATTAAGATGTACCAATTAAACAACACAAGGAGGAAATTACTTATGGCAATTAATAAAGGAAATACTGATTTTAATTTAAGTGTTTCACAAACAGGAGAGAAGAGTTTAAAAGTATCATGGAGTCGTAGTGGAGGTATTGGTTATAATGGTCGTATTGACATCCAACGTCCTGGAGATGGTCAAATTGTATATTCTAAGACATATAAGCAAGGTGATAAAAAGGGATCTTTCACATTTCAAGTTCCGTACTTCGGAGAATATAAAGTCCATATTAAGTCTAACAATGGTCAAACGTACGACTTTATTTATCGCAATGTATTCTTAAAAGCTGTAAAGGAAAAAAAATACACATACAAAGCAGCGGATGTGAAAAAAGTTGAAGATGGTGAACTATTCCTATTAGGAGTTATCACAGGGATTGGAATGTATGCTTCGATGTTGGGGTCGGTTCTTTCTATATTCTTTGGTACAAGACAAGCTGCATCAACAAAAATTACATTCCCTAACCCACGAGCAGGTGATACTCTGACGACAACCTATACACCTGTTATCGGGGGAGTACAAACAGTAGTCAAGTTTGTTCAAAAACCTTATAAAGATAAATTTGGTAATTCATTTAGTGGTGGTACTTACACTTCAGCGCCAACAGTTGCTAAATATATCACTTATCCAAAATAAATAAAAGAAAAGCACTTAATGATTAATTAAGTGCTTTTGCTTTTTTTAATCGATTAAAATTAAAAGCTATGTCAATAATCAAAATTATATAAAGTACAATAGAACCATTTAAAGTTATTGAAGGTAGAGGTAATATTACATCCCTAACCAGTATTAACCAAATAGTTGTTGATATTAAAACAAATGAATCCAATAAAATAACCATTAAATGTTTGTGTTCTTTAAAAATAAAATTAAATACAATTAACCTTACTAAAATTGGTGTCGTTAAGAAGTAAAATGAATAGATCTGTGTAATTTGTTCTGGGCTCACATTATCTCTCCCTTAAATGTAAAAATTTGAAAATAATATTAAGTATACAGTATAATGAAGTTGAGTAAAAGGGAACTTATGTTCTAGTGGAGGTGGTTAGCATGGAGTATGTAGAGTTATCTAAATCAATAATGGAATTGGGTTTTCCAGTTGTTGTTTCTACATTTTTACTTGTTAAATTGGACAAGAGTATGAAAAACATAGAAATTGCTATTGTTAATTTAACAAACGAACTTAAGAACTCAAGATTCAGGAATAAGGGCTAAAGAGAGGCTAAAAGAAAAAGGGCTAACATATAGGGCAAGGGGAAAATTGATATGAAAAAGAACGCTCGTGAAGTTGATAAATTAGTAGAAGAACATCTAAAAATGTACCCTTATATTAGTAAAGAGAGAGTAGGGGAATTGACTTTAGATCAAAGAATAGCGATATGTATTAGTGAACTATTAGATATATTACCAGAAAAAGAAGTTACATTTATAAACTTTAGGTACATAAAAGGATGGACGATAGTTAAGGTAGCCCAAGAAATGAATTACAGCCAGCAGATGATTTATGTCATACGTAAAAAAGTGTTGATGAAAATCTATCTTGGAATAAGCCATTTACTTTATAATAAGGAAAATGAGTTTTTATCAATTGACAATGTAAGATGAAACCATGTGTGACATAGAGAATATTAATGAATTTGCCTATTTGGCTATTTTTTTATGCCATATAAAGAACAAATGTTCTTAAAAAGAGGAATGAAAAATGTTGATTTTGAAGGTTTGAAAATTATTATTGCACAGCGTAGTAATTAAAAGGTAAAGACCAAGATGGCGTTTAGCTATCTTGGTCTATTTTCATTTCATTTAATATTTGTTTACGTTCTAAAATTAACTCCATAAACTCGTCTAAATCTTCCTCTAAAGCATGGTTTTTAATAAAGCTGCGTGCCCTTGATCGTGCGCTAATGTACTTAGAGCGTTCTTTATTCTTCTCCTGCCAACGTTTATTGGCTTCAGTCTGCGAATTTTTCTCCATTTTAATCCTTCCTTTTTTTAAAATATAAACCGATGTTTACAATGACTAAGATTAAACATAATGAATAGATAATAATCATTGAGTAATCGAAAAATTTAGGTTCTTTCCAATTGACCATGACCACCAAAATGTAAACAGCTGCAAGCAAAGTAATGATATTAAAGAAAATTTTCTTCATACTTAGAATGGATTATGATTATTAAAATATGATAGGATAAGGGTGAAGGAGGGGCTAACCTCCTTCGGTGTGTTATTTGCGACGTTTCTTCTTGGTAGGGGAGCGTCGCTTTTTCTTTTGCTTATTTTTCATATCGCTTATATTTTTTAATCCACTAGTTAGTTGATTAAAGAATGTTGCGATACCTACTAGATAAGCAAGAACCTTATCATAATCCACTTTTGTTCACCTCCTTTCTATACTTTAATTATACTAGTACTAGTATGTGATATCAATAGTTATTTTCATTAATTTTCCTTAAAATAAAATTTATTTCATTGCCAAAAAACAAACATTTGTTCTATTATTAATACAAACAAACGTTCTTTTAAAGGAGAGGTTAAAATGGCAGCTAAAACAAAAACACCAACAAAGAAAAAGGAACCGAAGCACCCAGATCGAGATGAATTTGATTTAGAGGAAATAGCAAACACCCTAACTGAAGCTATGCAGGAAAGTAAAACTAAAACATTCGCCATTTATAAACAAGAAGAGTCACTAACAGGCACTGTAACAAAAATGGATGCAAACACTAAATTAATCCATATTAAAGATAAGTACATGAATATTCACAAAGTACATTTCTTAGATATCCTAAAAATTTCTGATATCGAAAATTAATGGAGAGTGATTTGTATGTTACATGATCGCGGGAATATTAAATGGACATCATTGATGCTCCCTGAGCATTTAGTTCGGTTGAAGGAGTGGAAGAAAGAGCAATACTACGATAAAAAGCGCGACTTAACTGAGTGGGAATTAGAGGAGATAGAGCAAACTATACAGCGATCGTTTAAATTGCAGAAATTGGTTAAATTAACGTTGTGGGACCATAATAAATTACATGACCATAAAGGGCTGGTAACTGGTACTGATACGTACAAAAAGGAGTTACTATTAGATACAGATTTATCAATAAAGCGTATTACCTTTGATATGATTCAAAAAGTGTCATTGGTAGACGCAGATGATTAACCCAGAGCAACGCCAGCTTTTACACAAATACTTATTAATAGAACTAGCAGTAAAGTCACTACAGATTGATTATCAAAAGGTTGAACAACTTAAAATGAATAAAGTTTTTCTGCCTCTTATGGATTCATTATTAAAGGAACTTCGTCAGGTGTATTTTGACCTCAAAAGACAATTGTCCCAGCAAAAGATTCGAGTTGTCGGATGGACGACTATAGACGAGTATTTTAGTGATGTACAGGTTGCTACTGCTGGGGAAGATGTAGTACTTCGGTATGCTAATATGGCTTTGAAAACAAAGGTTGAACAGTTATTGATAGATCATATAAACAATAACCAGGCGCTCAAGTGAAAGTGAGTACCTGGTCCTTTTTTGTTTATTCATTTCTTTTTAACTACATGTCTTAGAATGAACAATACTAACCATAACATTAATACAATACAAGCAATCCATTCGAAAACACTCATTGAATTAAAATCCAAGTTCACTAAAAAAATAGCAGCAATGATAAAGAAAAGCCAATCAGTCGATGATATTCTTTTCATAAAATTATGGGGGATGATATAATTTTGATAGCGAGGGAGCTAAGCCCCCTCTGCTATTTACTTTTCGTTGTCGTTCTCGTCTTTGCGTTTCATCCAGTCAATAATATCAAGTGACCCCTTGATACTAGCGATGATTCCTGCAATAATGAGGACGACATTTCTTAAATCATCCACCCTTTGTTCACCTCCTTTCTATACTCTTATTATATATCAAGTGATGTATATAAATCAAGTGATTTATAAAAGTTTTTTATTTATTTTGAAAGGTGATTATCATAGTATTCGCCAAGCTTTTCAGCAACGCCCAATCCCATACGACTGATGTCACTAACACCATCTACATAACGTTTAATTGCCCCTTGTGTAAGTCCACACTCTTTAAAGATACGATACGATGTATGTTCACCTTCACCATTTTTAGCATCCTGTGCAGCCCTAACAACCGCCTCAACTTTTTCTGTAAGTTTCATGCCTAACACTCCTTTTTTAAGTACATTATAAATCATGTGGAATATAAATCAAATGATTTCTATGTAAAAAAAGCCACTCGAATGAGTGACTAGATTCCTAATAATTGTTTCTTCTTTGCATCAAATTCTTCCTGTGTTAAAATACCAGCATCCATTAGTTCTTTTAACTTTATTAATTCATCAGTTGGAATTGATGATGTTACAGGAGGGGGAGTGGCAGCTACATCTGTAGTCTCTTCCTCTTCAGCAACGATTAACAATGAAAGCCTTTCAAGGTCCTTTTTATCACACTTGATAACTAAAGGCACCTTCTCTCCGTTTTCACGCTTTAAGAAAAGAGTCGCTACTGATTTATCTTTCCCAATGTTAGCCCCCATAGCTCCAGCTATTGCTCCAGCATTGCCAAATTTACTGCCGATTACTGTCCAACCAACCATACTAGAAGCACTCTTTTGGACATTTTCTACTCTTTCCCATTTCACAAGTTTAAACGTTTCAGCATCATGATAATCAACTGAAATTTCCACAGTACCAGGCTTGGTTTGTGCTAACTTATAGCCTGAACCATTTTGTTTTAATTGTTCTTTGCCGTTGAGTATTTCTATGTTCATTTTGATTGTTTTCATGACACGAACAATTTTCCTTTGATCTGTATCATTGCTTTCAGTAGGAAAAATCCCTAATTTCTCTTTTAGAGTGTCCAATACCAATTTACCAATAGCATCATCAATAATATTTATTTGAACAACCTCGTTATTATAATCAAAATTTACTTCGAAAGTTGTAAGCTTTTTATTGACAGTAAATTTGTTTATACCATCTAAATTAAAGGCTACAAAATTCTTTTGCTTGTCTGTAGTTAATATTCGCTTTGAAGTTAACACACCAAGATATTGTTTGAATCCACTTAAACCTCGGGTAAAAACTGCAGCTCCTTCTATAATTTCATCATCTGCAACTTGTTCAGCAACTAATTTAATTTCCTTTTTTAAATTGGTCGCAATCATCCATCCGGCTGGTTTTAGATATTCTTTTATTTGTTCTAGTGCATACATTCAAATTTCCTCCTTCCAAATACATGTTGGTAATACAATAAAATTGTATCAATATTGGTAAGGGTTGTCAGCACGGCTTATATATTTGCCCAAAATTTGCCCAAGCAGAAATAAAACTAGACAAGTAGATAGAAGATTTGTAGACAAGTTTAATATAAAAGTAAATAAAACCGTTATTTTAATAGGTTTAAATAAACTTATATTAATGTATAAAAGAGGTACGACAGCCTTCTAAGCCGTCGGTCGGGGGTTCGAATCCCTCCTGGGACGTCAATAAAAGCCTTACAGCCATAACGGCTGTAAGGCTCTTTCTTTTTATTCATGATTGTATAATTCACTATTTGGTGCCCAAGAGGTGCCCAAATTAAAAGTGTTAGTGTGATTGGATCTATCTTCAATTCACTGGAAATAGTGATGTGTATAGGAATATTTATAAACGAAATAGGTGTAAGATTTTCTTCTTATATAGTTATTTTAATTTATTTGGATGACATTTTTTGAATTTGATTAGTACTATAAGACATTAAAAATGATTATTTAGTATTGAGTGAAATTTCCTATTTATGATACCATATAGATTAATACATATTTGGAGGAATTATTATGGAAAAGAGTAATATAAAGTTATTTTTATTACTAAGTTTATTTTATGTTTTAATTTTATCAGCATGTAATCAAAAAGAAGAAAGTGTTGATAAATCAGGTGAGAAGGAACAAGAAAAAGTAGAAACTTTAAATCAAGAGGAAAAAGAAAAAGCAGAAACATCAAATCAAGATGTTGAAAGTATCGAGAAAATTTCCAATAATGAAGAAATTGCTGAAGATAATCATTTAAATACATCTTTGACATTGGTTTTAGAAGATGTTATTCCTAGAGACCCAAGTATTGATCATAATGTATATGGATATGAATTAAATTTTATTTTGAAATATATTAACCATACAGATAAAGACATTAAAGGATTTTTAGCAGAAACATATTTTTATGATATGTTTGGTGAATTAGTATACACATTAGATTTCAAATACGAGTGGGATGTTATTCCTGCAAATGGTTCTACAAACTTCAATACTGCTGTTGATTTAAATCAATTCAAAGATGCAGATATGCGTTTTTATAATTTGCCATTTGAGAATATGACATTTAATTACAAAATTAAATCCATAATCTTTACGGATGGAACAAGTATATAAAAAGTAATGTTGACTCAAGACTCGGCGCATTTTTACTGTAGCAGCAATCATGGCCGCAATTGTATTAGCAGTTTCAGAGGTACTAAAAAAGACATTTAACCTTAATACACAGTACATGCCAATCACATCGGTAGTGATTGGTATTTTTATTGGTTTGGTTTTATGGCCGTTAGCTGAATATTCAATGTATGTCATGTTAATGGCTGGGTTTATTCCAGGTTTAATAGCGCCAGGTACATTTGATTTGTTAAAGGCGGCAAAAAAAGAAGGTGAGCAGTAATGGCTTACACTTTTAAACAAACCTTTTTGCCAGCAAGCAAGTATTCAATCAAGGTGCCATACACAATGGTGCCTCAATAAATCACTTCACAATACAGCCAATGACGCACCTGCAGCCAATGAAATTTCGTACATGATTGGCAATAACAATCAGGTTTCTTATCACGTTGCTATTGATGATAAAGAGGTAATTCAAGCTATACCATTCAACCGTAACGCTTGGCATTGTGGGGACGGTGGAGGTAGTTCCGATCCTAACCCCTTAAAGAAAGGTAATCGTCTTTCTATTGGTATTGAAATCTGTTACAGCAAAAGTGGTGGTGTACGCTATGGGGTTGCAGAGGAAAACGCTGTTCAATACATTGCAAAGCTTTTAAAAAAGTTTGGATGGGGTATTGAGCGAGTGAAGAAGCACCAAGATTGGAACGGCAAGTATTGCCCGCACCGTATATTGGCAGAAGACCGTTGGAATAGTTTCTTGAACCGTATTAAAAAAGCTATGGAATCAAATGAATCAGAACAACAAATTGTAGTGGATGATGATA